TTTATATACCTTTCACCGATGGTAGTGTCGCCACTGTTCGTCTCAGTAAGCATGGAAGAATTGTGTGTGACAGTCGATTACTGTTCGTCGGAACTGTCGTACTCCATCAACGACGCCTCACTCCAGATATCCTCTTTGTCTATCTCGACGCCGTCAGCTTCGTCGAGATGGAATACGACGATGCGTACGGTGTCTTCAACGTCGTCGATTTCGTCGTCCATATCTTCGATTCGCTCTTCGACGTTGTCGAAGCCGTCGTCGATTTCCGACACGACGCCGTCGTCACTACTATCCTTCTCTCGTCCAAAGAGTATCCCCATCATCTTCTCTGAACGACGTTGTGCGTCGTTCGCACGCCGTTCAAGTGTGTCGATACGTTTCTCCATTGTTTGGAGACGGCGATATAGATAGCCGATACCACCGGCAATGATTGCCCATGCGATTCCGATTAGTGTCGCTATTATCGACGGTGAAACCATCATCTAACAACCAATCTGAGTGTTTGTTATCGTTCTCGCTGCAACACCATCTTCTGGAAGTACGCAGTCTCTGTTATGTCACCAACTTCGTATGTGTAGCCGTTCAGTTCGACGACATCTGTGGTGACGTTAGTTTCGAATGATGTGTCGATGTTTTCCAGTGCGTTATCTTTCGTGACCATGATTTCGACTTCGTATTTCCCATCGAGGTTCACGGAGTCACTGCCGATGTTTCCGTCGAACGACGTTAGGTCTGTATTACTGTTTACTATCGCTTTGAATGGTTCACGCTCGTCGTCACCAGCACCTGTACGTCGTACAAGTGTCATTTCTTGCTCGAACCGACGTGCGGCTCGGAAGATGTGCCGTTCAGACCTATCGATTACGTTATTAAGTGTCATCGTTCGAATCACCATCGGGTGAATAGTCTTCGTCTGCGTCTACTGTGTCGAGATACTCCGACACAGTCATGTCACTTTGTAGATAGGTATCTGTGTCGGCAGAAACGTATATTCGCACATCTCCTTCGTGTTCTGCAACTGAAATATCATCGAGTGATTCGTCCATGTCGTTCGTCATACATCAACGTGTACTTCTTGAACGGCTTCCTCGCCGTTGTTTTCACGCTCTTGTCGTCGTTCCACTTCGTCGATGAGCCATGATGTCGCCCAATATGAATTATCTGTCACGTAATCGGCGTGAGCGTCGAGCATTGCAGGAATCGTCCCGTTCTGCTGCGAATCATGGTCGTATACTGCAACCGGAATGTCGTTCTCGTATGCTTCTTTCGCTTCCATCGCAGCACCGACCATGTTGACATTCGCTTTTCGTGAGACGAGGACTGCATCGGCTTTCTTGACTGTGCCGAGAACTGCTTCTTTCAAGATTCCGAACAGTCCACTCAACAGACCTTCAAGTGGGTCGAAGTCGATGTCGATGAATGGTGCAGATGTTTCTAAACCGATGTCCACAACATCTCCTAACCCACCGATGATTTCGTCTATGAACGTGTCGTTGCGATTATTGAATATTACGTCGAGGATGAGTGAATCGTCTTTTTCACGAGCACGTTCTCGATTGAATCTATCTATATCGAACGAACCGTCACCTTTCCAGAACGCGCTAGAGTTGATATCGATATCACCAACTATCCCATCGCCACCTTCGCCAACGCTGTGTATCGATGTCGGGTCGACGAAGTCTGCACGATTGTAGAAGCGTTCATATACTTTTTCGAGAACTGGGCCAAGTTCAGCCTCACCATCCATCGTAGGACGAGTGGTATAAATCTTCGCACGCTCGGAGTCACGACTATCGACAGATACGTTCCGCATCTCTTCGTGAATTGCTTTGACTGGCATCAGTGTGGCCTCTGTTCTCGACACGAGGCACCCTCAGCCCACGACACCATGTTACGACTCTTGGTGTGTTGACATGACTGACCAGCCGTCAGGACGAGCGAGTCGTCCACTGGGGTCAGCGAGGATTGCCTTGTGCCAGAAATCTTCATCTCTCGTAACGTACGATACGTTTACGCCAACTCCGGCGGATGTACTTTGAATCTGTGGCGATTTCGAGGTAAGTAGGTGTGCAGCCAGATATACCTCGGTTGTCGCAAGGTCCTCGTGTAAATCCTCGGAGACGTATGGAGCGCATCGACGTTGCACGATACGATGAGCATCGTCGACAAACGCCTGAACGTCTGTAGGCTCAAGGTCGATATCAGTGACCTCTTCAACATCTTCTGGTTCTATTCTTGCCATATGTATTGAAACCGAGGTACGGGATTATGGCTCCCGTTACGCCGTAATCTTTGCGAACGCGTCACCGCGAAGTACCTTGTAACCACGCCGAGTACGAATCTGAAGAACAACCTGGTCGTTGCTCTCCTCCTCGTACTCGCGTGTCTCGACGCCGGAGCGGATTACCTCGACACCAGTATGGTCGGTGTCGAAGACGAAGCCCTCTCCTGCACCGAGGTCGCCAACGTTCGAGACAGCAACCGGAACGCCGGCAATCTCGCCGAACTGACCATTGAAGACGACCTCGTCACCCATCTCCGAAGCACGGGTGAACTCGTTCGACTTCATCAGGTCACCCTTGGACTGTGCCGAGACGATGGCGAAGTCAGGCTGATACCCGTCGTTCTCCAGCTCCGTCATCGCGTCGATGAACGTATCGTAGTCCATCGACCCGCCGTTGTCACCAACAGCGGCACGAGTCAGACCACTGGAGAGGGCGTCGTACGCTGCACCGTCGAGAGCCTCCATCAGAGCCTCTCGGTGTGCCTCGACCTGGCGCTCGATTTCACCGAGGATGGAGTCCTCGATGGCCTCTCGCGTGATGGCAGCCTCTGCCATGTACTTGCTCGTCGAAACCGTGACCTTGCTCGTGAGAGCCTCTTCACGGCTCGGTGCAGTACCCTCTGCAACAGTCCCCGTCTCGCCAACGTTGCCGTCAGCGACGGGAATCTCCACCGAACTGGAGTTGACGTTCGTTGCGTCGTACTCGTCAAACGCCTGTCGGAAGACAAGCGACTCCTCGATATCTTCGAGGACTTCCTGACGAACAGCTTCCTGTGTGATTACTTCCGCGCTCGTGAGAGTTCCATCTTCTGCCATATTAAGTCACCTTGTAGTTATTGTTTGTTGAATTCGTGTTTAGTTCCGCATCTCCTTGAGTTCAGAACGCGCCGTCTCTGCAGCAGCGTCCCAACCCATCTCCTCGTAGTTCTCGATACGAGATTCGAGGGTGGCGATATACTCCTCATCAACATCGTCGGAGTCATCGCTCAGTTCAGCTTCCTCGGCGTCTCCTGCCTGTGGAGCAGGGCCACCTTCAGCGAGTTGTACCGCTTCGTTCTCGTCGTACTTCTCGCGCAGTTCCTCCACGGTGAACTTGTCGACAAGCTCATCCTTCGTGAAAGGCCCTTCGTCGGCAAGCGTTGCCGCGTACTCTGCACGAACCTGCTCGATTTCGTCGAGCAGCTCATCGTTACGCGATTCGAGTTCCTCTACTTGGGCTTCGAGTTCCTCGACGCGCTCGTCTGTGGTATCAGTCATTGTATTGTCACCTTGTAGTTTAGCAACCGTTGCTTCCGTCATCACTGTTGGTTCCAACTCGACGCCTCTGAAGCCAGCAGGACTGACTTCAGTCAACTGCGTGTCATCTATCGGCTCACTGCGAGGGTGATTACTCGGAAGCAGATTGTTGTCCTCGCTGTATCGCTCGTCAGCAGGAAGTCCTGCTTCGAGCAAGTTCGCATACTCACGAACTCGCTCGATTGCCCACTCCTCTGCATCCTTTCCTTGAGTCACCTCATCGTCTACCATATCGTAGGACTTGATTCCACGACGGTAGACTTCTTTGAACTGTGAGATATGACTCTTGGCACGAGTCGGTACAGAGTGGGCTTCAGCCTGTATCGCCTGTAGCGCATCCTGTGAAATATCCACGGATTGCTCGATACTCTGTCCAGTCTTCCAGTCCTTGCCGAACTCACGCTTCGCCAAGTCGTTGGCTATTTCACGAATCTTATCGGCATCTTCCTCGCTTACATCAGCCAGATGTAGTGTTTGCTTCACCGAGCGAAGCGCATCGAGGTAGAGTGTCCCATCCGGCGAAACGACGGGGAACTTCAAATCACCGTAGTTCTCCGGTGGCAATCCACCTTCGGCGTAGATGAAGTGTTCCGCGATTGCAGACTTCATCTCCGTGTCGAGGCTTTCGAAAGACTGGTCCTCCGAGAGATTGTACGGCTCTCGGAAGTCCTCGAAGTTCGGCTCCTCCCAGTCATCCTCGCTGTTGATATCAGCGTAGTCGGGGAAGTGTTGTGACAGTCCTGCTTCGGCAGACGGTTCTGCAGGCATCTCGTCGAAGGGTGTGTAGCCCCAGTTCATCAGCGAGATAGCCCATCGACTTGGGCAACCGGCAGGACCATCGTCGATATCATCTGGTCGTTGACCACGCATCCGTGAGATGAACGAGACAGCCCTCTGCGCCGACGTGTAGTCGACTTCGTCCCATTCATCACGTGGTTTCTGCATCAGACCCAGATTCCGCTTCTGGACACGAACTGGACGAATAGACGCTTTGTCGGAACAGGAATGGTCCATCCATTCCTCCATCATCTCTTCGTCCATGTTGACTGCGTCTTCCCATTCAGCATATATCTCCTTCTCGGAGAGGTCAGCGATGGTTTCGAGCACGTCGTTCTCCACACCCTGCTCGTCACAAATCTTATCGTAGAGCGACTTTCTATCAGCGTCGTCCTGCTCGGATGTATCGCTCCGATTCTCCTCACTCGTGTCAGTTACTTCTTGACGAAGTTTGTCGAGGAACTCCTGATGGTCGCCTCCAGGCATATAGAACGTCGTGTCACCAATCGTAACCTTGTGGTGACCTTTGCCGATGCCAAGCTCCTTCGCCCTATCCTGTGCTTTCTTCGCAGAGTCGTACAGTTCGTTGTACGCACTCTTGATAATCTCCTTGTCCTCGTCGGAGAGGTCGGGAGAACCATTATCTGAACCATCGCCAGACTCGTCGCCAGAATCGTGTGACGCTAACGACACCGGTTCCAGTTCCTCCAATGCGTCGTTCAATTCCGACTGAGAAAGTTCGGCGTGTTCACCCACTTCGAGCGTGTTGCTCTCCGATGCACCCTGTGGAACGATTGACAGGTTGTCGAAGACGAGTTTGTCGATGATTGCTGCACCGTCTTGGTCTTTCTCCATCTTCTCGGGGTCTGGGTGATAGCCCCGAATCGATACTTCCAGCAATCCGTTCTGTATCTTCTGTGCAAGCTCCTCGTCGAAGACGACGGCTTCGTAGATGACACCAACGTCCTGCTTGTACCCCGCCTTCGTCACTTGACCAACGACGTTCTCGCTACCGTTATCGTGGTCTGTGACGAGTGGTGTTCCAGCAAGCGATGGTGCAGCCTCCTTCAACGTTTCAGCAGGCCACTTCTTCTTCACACCGCTTTGTCCCACTGTCGTGTCGTCGACACCGAGCGCAATACCGTGGACTACCGTTCCATCATCTACATTGAGGTTGTCGACAGCAGTCTCTCTGTTGACTATTTCAAGAGAGGCTGTTGTGCCGAAGTTTGCGCTCATTTGCATGGTGTCACCCGACGAGAAACTATAACCAATGTGTCTCGTACGTGATTCATAATTAGTGTCCCGTACCCTTTACTCTTCTGTTCATTTGATTAGTCTATTCCGGTGAGACGCCAGCATCAGTCGTTTCACCGACACCGACGACTCTATTCCGCCAGTAGTCATCGATGTTCTCCCGCAACACACGCGCCGTGATGCGAAGTGGGGGATTATCTTCCTGTACGTTCGCTGTCGTTCGAACGTTCGGGACTGTATCTACAGCCACGAAGATGTCGGATGAATTAGCAACCGTAGCCTTGAATCCACGCTCGGAGGTCGTCGTGACACTTGCCGTGACAACGTTGTTTTCTGAAGTTGCGCTCCACGTTCCACCAATCGTCCCCTCCAGTGGAGACACGTCAGGTGCTATCAGCAACGTCTGTGTCTCTGTGTAGAGTGTGTTCGTCTCTTCAGCAGCAGCACCACCATCAATAACCTCTCCTCCGCCTATGACACCGACCTGTGGGACGATTGTTGTTTCTCCAGTAATCGCATCTGTAACACTGTGACTTTTGTTAGTCGTCGTTGTCACGGTTGTGTCTTGTGAGTTCGTTGAAACAATCGTTCCTTCCGTGAAGGAACCGGTGCTCAGTGCAGTGGTCAGTTTCGGAGCATCTGGTGGGGTGTTGACGTATCGCTCGACATCAGGTCTATCACCCTTCCACTTAGAGGGTTGGTGTGATAGTGGAGGGTACGCTTGATTAAATGCGATGGTGCCTCCTCTATCTTCGCCCCGTTCGCCAAGATGAATCGTCCACTGGAGCGTGTCTGTTGCGTGGTCGTACATCTCGTATCGAGGCAATGCGTCAGATACTATTCCGAGTATATATCCCCACGGTGTGACACCCAGTGAATTTATTTTGTCTTCAATGAGAACGGAAGGCCATATACTTTTTTCTAAGAGAAGTCCATCATCTGTGAATGTATTAACGTATCCCTCATATCCGCGTTGTCCATCGTCTACATTCGGGGTAAGAGTTTCTACACCATTGCCGATGTATATCTCCTTCAACACTTCTTCCTCATCTACATCGTAAACTATGTAGTAGTTCTTCTCATCTGGAGTCGTCTGCCCTTTCCTATTCAGTAGGTGGAGATTTCCATGTTGGTCGATGTGTGTGTCTTCAGCGTTCGTGAAGATTATTGTTTCGAGGTCTGCATCAGCCTCCGATAACACATCCTTGAACTCGATAACTCTTCCTGTACGCTTGTTAAGACGGTATAGTCGACCCTTCGTGTATACGTACAGCCCACCATCGAAGAAGTACACGTCCTGTGTGTACCCTTCACCGAGCCAGTTCCTGTCATTGAACAGGTTGAATTCGAAATCTAACTGTGGTTCGTCGTTGACGGTTCCTTCGAGTGCGACGGCAACGATGTTTGCTCCAGTCGCCACGTAAACGTACTTTCGCTCTGGGTCGTATGCGATTCCAGTTACGTCGAACGGAATCAGCCTCCTGAATACTTTTTCACCGTTCGATTTGTCAAGCAACAACAGTTCTGCATTTTCACTTTCTGCAGCGAGGGCGTCTGCTGTAACGATGTATTCTCTCGTTACTGCGAACGCACTGAAGTTCCCGCTACCCATCCGTTGACCAACTTCTTTCTGCCAATCGACACTGAAGTCTCTGTTCAGCCGTTCAAAGACACGACCCGACGCTTCAGAGTAGAAATATCCATCAGGTCCTTGATATCTGACATTGTAATTCCCTCTCTTGAACTGTTTCTCACCACCACCTAACCCATATTCCACATTGGGGATACCGAAGTCTATACCCTCAATGCCGTATAACGACTGTGGTGTTTCATATCTATCTTCCCAGATGTCGATGTATTCGTCGTATGTTCCTTCTTGGATGTTTCCTGACAGTATCGATGGTTTGAATTCAGGCATATGTTTAGATTCTCTCTATCACGCAAAACCTCTCCATTCTTCGGTTCCATACACTTCGTCCTTCATCGAACTGCACAGTTTCCGTGCACGACGTGGTGTCATGTTAGTCGTCATCTCTCTGAAACATCCACGCCACGTTCCGCCCATCGATGACCACGCTTTGAGCAGGATGAGTCGGTTCGGTTGCTCCGACTCCTCCCACGAATCTGGGTACTCGTCCCATCCGACACCGGGGTCATCAACACCGGGAACGTCAATCAGTTCATCGTACGTCATCTCGCTCGTTCCACGAGTTCGTGACAGTGTGGCGACGTTGTTGGCACGCAGTCGTTTCTCAAGCTCGCTCTTGACAGCCGCAAGCTCTTCCACATCGTCGACATGGTCGTACCAACCGTACCACGATGCATCCGTCACATCGCTTCCTGTGTATCGTGGATGGTCTTCAGGGAGCAAGTCGTTGTCCTGTGTGTAGTTCTCGTTCTCAGGCTCACCGTTCCTCACCAGATAGAGGAACGCGTCGACTCTGGCGTACGCCCACTGGTTACGCGAGATGCCTTCTCTATGTGAGTCGGAGTATGCTCCTGCTCCACGACGGAACACTGCCTTCAACATGTCGAGAGTCACACGTTTCCCTGGTTCGTCGCCGTACTCTTCGTTGTGTTCCTCTACCTTATTCTTCAGTCCTTCGATGATGGAATCACTGAAATCGATGTCGTTCTCCTTGTCTGATGCAGAGCCATCGTCGTTCTTATCGGAGCCTTCTCGACCATCTCCCGGCACTATCTCCAACGACGACATCTCGATATCTTCAACTGCATCCTCCACATCAGGCATCTCCTCATCGAACTGTGATGACTTCATCTCATCCTCTCGGTATGCTCTCGACCCACCAGAAACGAGTGAGATGATGTAGACGGGATTCTCTGGAGTCCCCTGTATCGTCTCATCTTCACCATCATCTCCCGTAGGCCAGTTGACTGGTTGCTCGAAGACACCTGTAACGACACCACGCTCACCCGAACCGTCGACGTTCACTTCGACAACTTCGCCTTCTCTGTATGTAGCCATCAGTAATCACCTTCCAACCATCCGTCGAGGTCGTCTCCAACAGGAATCTGTGACGACTTTTCAGTTCCCCAAATCATCACGTCACGATATCCGAAGTTCGGGAACGACTCCTCTCGACCAGACGGATACTGTACGACGAACTCTGCTCTGTAGCGACCCGGATTCTCTGTCTCATTCTGTTTCCACGCAAACTGTACAACACCGTTCGATTCATTTTGAATGATTGCTCCACGGAAGAGAACTGTCTCTCCAGAGCGAGGGTCGTACATACGAAACTTCACCCCCTCCGCGAACTGTAGGTTGAGAGGTCTATTGTTCTCGTCAGTAAGCTGTCCCTGCAGGAGTGGAACAGTATTCCCTTCCTTTATGTAGAACGTATCATCACTTGGTTGCATTGGCATAGTATCACCTTACACGTTGCTTCGTCCACCGAACTTCCGGTTGAACACTTTCTGAACGTCTGATTCTTTCGCCTTTGTTCCAGCAGTTACAAACTCACTTACCGTATTCACGTTATTGTCGATGTTGAAACCGGAGCGTCGTGCGAAACTCGTCTTCTCTCCGATGCTAACTGCGATGAGAGTCGAATCCGCATCGACCCTGTAACTCAAGTCAACATCGAACACCGTTACATCCACAGGCGTCGTCACGGAATCGAGTGTCAGGTTCGGTGGAACAGCGTCTGTGCCAACCACCGTGACAACTGGTGCTGTCGTAACAGTATTCGTCGTGGAATTACCAGTTACTTGTAATTGTGTTAGTGTCGTAAGCACTTGACTCTTCTGTCCACTTGTATTAGCCTCTGCCGTATCAAAGATTGATAGTGGGGATGCAAACGACTTGAACAGAACACTGGATTCTCCTTGCCCAACAACACTGTTCGCTGGAAGTATAGAAGATGTTGGTCTAACAGATTGTGTCGATGAATCAACAAATGGTTTCGCTACTGCAGTACTCATCGACGAAGTTCCAGCAACCTTCGTCGCAGTTCCAGGCAGTACTGGAGTTACTGCTCCTGTATTCATCGACGAAGTTCCGGCAACCTTCGTCGGAACAGCTATCTCGATTTCCAGTACCGATGGACTCTCCATCGCTGCAACCGATGCACTCTTGCTCGCAACAACCTTCTCGATTGGCAGCACACTGCCTGTCTCCATCGACGTAGTACCAGCGACCTTACTGGCACTGACTGGAAGAATAGTCGTGACAACTCCCTGTCTCATCGAGGAAGTTGCTACTTCCTTCGTCGCAGTTGCTGACGTGAGTGGCTTCTGTGCAATCGCCGCATTCATCGAGGAAGATGCACTCGTCTTTGTTGCAGTAGCACCCTTTCTCGTTGTAACTGCTGGTGACTGCATCGATGCAGACGAAGATAGCTTCGTTGCAGTAGCAGATGTAGTCGGTACAGATGCAGTAGCTGTATTCATCGAGGCACTGGAAGTTTCTTTCGATGCAGTCGCAGATGTAGTAACTGTTACTGTTGGGGACTGCATCGATGCAGACGAAGACACCTTCGTTGCAGTAGCAGATGTAGTCGGTACAGATGCAGTAGCTGTATTCATCGAGGTAGACGAAGAGACCTTCGTTGCAGTCGCAGATGTAGTCGGTAAAGATGCAGTAGTTATATTCATCGATGCAGACGAAGACACCTTCGTTGCAGTAGCAGATGTAGTAACTGTAAGTTCTGGTGTCTGCATCGATGCAGACGAAGACACCTTCGATGCAGTAGCAGATGTAGTTGGTACAGATGCAGTAGCTGCATTCATCGAGGTGGACGAAGGTACCTTCGATGCAGTCGCAGATGTAGCTGGTACAGATGCAGTAGCTGCATTCATCGAGGTAGACGCAGACACCTTTGATGCTGTTACTGAAGTGCCAGATGTTTCGAAAGTTTGTGGAAATTGCCACGGGAAGAGAGCGTAGTCGCCACTATCCTCGTCAAACGTCTCCGGAAACTTGAGGAAGGTATCCGCTGTGTCCTCGCCAAAGGTTTCAGGGAACTTCCACTCGTCGAATCTGACACTCATCTATTTCGTTACTTTTCACTCATCCAAATATTCCCATTACTCACGTACTGTGAATATTTAGTAGTTTCTACATACTCTGCGAATGCTGTTGATGCGTAAATATTTTGTCGATAGGATGTTATGGATGTAATATCTGTATCATCAACATTTGGAATGTTAATATCAGACACTGTTACACTCCCATTACTTGTATCAATTTTTTCCAGTGTTGTGGAAGGTCCATTTAAGGCGTATAGTGACTGACCTAATAGTCCAATATCATTCCAAACGCTGTCTGTAACACTCCATATTTCAGAACCATCAGTGGGGTCAATTTTTACAATAGTTGAACCATACATGACATACAGATAACTACCATCACTAACCATCCTTTTAATAGAAGACGTTCCATTAGTTTTTCTCCAATTTGGACTACTACCACTCTCAGGCAGTTCTCCAAATATGCCACCACCTGTTCCAAAGTAGACAACACCCCGTTCAGGGTCATATGACAGGAATTCTATTGTTTCTGTATTATTTTTTCTATAACTCCAGTCAGAACTACCAGTGGATGCGTCAATAGCATTTACTTGCTCCTCATCACTGGCTGACATAAAGGCACGATTATTACTGTCGTCAGCAGTGAAAGCTTCAACACCACCACTTCCGAAACGGTTCTCAGCGTTGATTTGCCAGACTTCTGTGCCATCTGTTTTGTCGTAGGCGAATGCCTCGAAGAAACCACCAATGAATATATTATTTTGCCCAACACCCATTCCGTTAGAAAAGTCAGGGAGGTCGGTACTTAGAAGTTCTGTATCAGTATCTGGGTCATACCCAACAAGTTTATCGTACTCATCAACAGCCCAAAGATTTCCACTCGCGTCTGGGATTGGACTTTTTCCATACAATACATACGAAGATGTACCATATTGAAGAGTAATAGCATCAACTAGTTCTATCCAAATAGCACCTTCTGGACCAACCGCTGGCTCAGTACCGGAAACAGTAATTGGCGCACGAGACTTCTGGTCTGCTACCATCGCGTCCCATTCACTCGACGGAAGCCCATCACCGGGTCCTTTGTCATCATCCCAAGCCATTATTTATTCACCTTTGTTGAATTATCCATTTGGTTATTCATATATCTATACTCTATTGTTAGTCAAGCGTGAAGCCTGCACCATCAACCTCTAACTTACCACCTTCTGTAGAAAGGTCGTACGAAGAGCCGAGTGCGTTCGCGGCGATAAGGTCGCCGGAAGCATTGTCACGGATGTAGACGGAATCGACTGTCTGCGACGAGTCGCTCACGTCGAACGTCACAAGGTCGATGTCGACCTGTCCATTGCTCGACCCATTGAGCGACACGGTTCCGGAAGCAGTCTGGCTTGCATACGCAGAACCTGCCGGCTCAGTCGTAATCGAACTGTACGTCGCGGAATCCGTGAGGGAATCCGTCGAATCGTTGTACAGTCCAATCTCGTACGTTACTCCACCCATCGCATTGTTCAGGACGAACGTTTCTCCTTCGTTGAATAGTTGCTGTGTCATTGTTTGTATCCTCTTATGTTGCAATTAGTTCTCTGTATACTTTACCGTTCTGTTCGCTTGTCTATACATTTTCGAATGTATTGTAGTCACCGAACGTCTGTACTGTCGGTTCGATGGAATACGTATTTCGATTTGCACCAGCGAACACCGTTGTTTTCACTGAAGTTGTATTCGCAATAGTCGGGTCGACTACAGATTCACGGATTCCCGAACTGATTGTCGGGACTGTGTCGACCACTGATTCCTTCGACGAGGCCACGGATTTCCTTAATGACGTGGTTGTCACAACCGTCGATGCGACTGGTGTCAAAACACCGTTCAGACGAACGTCGAGCCGTTCCTGTGTCGTCGTTACAGTTGCCGGAACTGTCAGTAGCACCGACAGTTCGACTTTCGACGGAAGTGCTTGAGAGCTGTTCAGCTTCACGTCAGGCTGTTCCGTAATCGTCGTGGTGTCTGCATCCGCAAATTCATCAAGATTGATTACAGGCACACTCACGCTCCGCAGAATAGACTGCGTGTACGAACTGGCAATCTGTCTGCTCGACTTCACACCGATTGGTCGCGTGAGCAACGACGATTCTGATAACGACTCTGTGAACGAATTACTTATGTTCACGAGTGTCGATACATCTGTTAATAGTGAATTACCCGTCGCTCCAGTCTCTGACACCGTTGCCGTAATCGTCGATGTCGCAAGTTGCAGTGACGATTGCGTGAGTTGTTCCTTCAGTGAAACAGTCGTTGTCACGCTGAGTTGTGGAACGTTAGGTGTCGAAACTGTCACACTCTGCGTATCAGAGTCACTGATGTTGAGGAATACGTCTGGTCGTAAGACGTTTGCCTTTGTATCTGCATCGGCAACAACATCAGGCGAGAGTAACGTCGTCGTCGGTGACAGAATCGTGCTCTCAGTATCAGCCTGAATCGCCGTATTCGAGATGGGAAGTTGCGTCGATGGACTGACTTTGTTCGAGATTGAAATCTCTTTGAGAAGCGTCTCACTCGTCGTTGCAGTCGCCACGCTATCGAACAACGTACTCGTACTAGCTGTCGGGATATCCGTTTCGCTCGTTGTCGGAGTTGCGGAACTGCTAACCTTGACGCTATTCGTCGGCGTCGATGTGTAGAGGAACTCGTGTCCACTACTCGACGGATAGATTGCCGAATCATCGGCACTACCTGCATCGAGAGGGGCCTCCCATCTCGTTGAACCGAACTGGTCGATGAATCGAGCGACTTCGCTAATTTCATCTACGACGAGTGTTGCGTTGAACTTGTCGTACGAGATACTTTTATCTTCATCTTCATCGACGACTTTTGTTCGTGGACTAGATTCGTCGTCTCCCCACGTACCAGCAGCAGTATCGTTCTTGTCTGTAGTTGAGGAGGAAGTCTCAAACCCGATACTGTCACCAAGGTCCTTTATCTTTCGCTCCGTTGCAACGTCGTTGTAACCTGTTTTACGAGCAGCTACTACGACCTCAGGCTCTGTATTCACCAACATGCCACCACTTACCGTACCGGGTTCTCCCTTGTGTGTCGCATCAACACTCACAGGCTCTGGTGTCATATCTCTCTTCCAGATTTCTGAACCGGAGCCACTCATCTTCACGACAGCACCAGTCTCGCTTCCGACAATGACACCAGACTTCGTTCCGACGAAGTAGTACTCCTCGTCCCATCGAGCGCAGGCAACGTCGTTCGCTTCATCGTACGTCGAATGTGTATACTCGTACTCGACGAAGCCGTCACGTTCACTCATCCGAAGTATCCGTGCACCATTGGCGCTGTTCTGGTCAGCAGCGTAGAGGTATCCGTTCTCGTGATGGTCGATACCTTTACACGCCCTGTTAAGGTCGTGTTGATTCTTCCAGAGGAGTGTCTCTCCGTTGTCTAATGCAGTCACGTACTGAAACCCTCCGCCGAAGATTACTCCATCTGCGTCGAGTGTAACGCACTGCGACGCTGCATCGGTATTCTTGAACTGGCGATTACCTGAATCGTCGAACTGGTAGAGGTCTCCACCTGCGACGACGTGCTTGTAGTTCGGGTTATCTTGGTTGTCACGCCACGCGTAGGGGTCACACTCGAAGTCTTGGAAGACTGAGATGTCGTGCACTTCGTTACCGACACTGAACTGGAACTGCTTGGTGCCAGTGCTGTCGAGTTTGTAGACGTACTCGCTCCCAGTGACTGTATTATCGCTTATCGCATAGACGGAATGGTCTCTGTCAACAGCGACCTCTGATATCTCTTCACTTAGCGTAGTGTGCCAGACCTCTGCTCCAGATTGGTCTATCTTTGCAACACCACGTCCAGAATTCGAATCACCTGTTCCGTGGTAGAATGCACGATTTTCGTCAACTGCACTCTCACATGTGAACGACTCGTTGAAGTAGCCACTGTTCTCCCATTCCTTCGTCAGTGATGACGAATCAGTGGGTGCTTTGTACTTCCTGATACTTCCATCGACTGGTGTGACATAGATGCTGTTCGTCTCGTTGTCGAACCTGATAGACTTAATCGGGTCGTTGTTGTCTGCAGCGTTAGCTGTGTCGATGAAGTACTTTGCGTCAGTTAGACCATCGTGGAGCAGTCTCCGAACGTTATATATACTATCCGAATTAGTACGTGTCGAAATCCAGAGATATCCACGAGCATCCCACGTTATTCCAGTGACAGAATTATCTATTTCCAGTGCGCCATAGTGTTCACCAGTCTCTGAATCGATACGTCCAATCCTCGCCTCACCGAAGTACGTCTCTGTGGCATAGTAGATACTGTCGACTGATGGGACGTGAATGACTGCATTGGTATCCAGAATGTCCCGAGTTACAGTGTCTCCAGTATCGTCGTCTTTGTCTTGATATGAAGACACAGACCACTGTTGAACAAGCGAACTGTCGAACTTACGGAACGTGTTCTGTCCATTACTCTCTGTGAACAGTGCATAGATGTTCCCCCACTCGTCGACAGTGACCTTCTTACAGGCACCCCTATCCGTTACAGAATCGAAGAGGTTACCACTCTTGTCATATTTCTTCAGTCCTTCACTGTCCCCTACATAGAGGTAATCAGTCGAGAGAGCCATTATTTATTATTCGAGGAATAGTTCAGCCCCATTGATGACGAGTTCGTCATCAACATTATCCAGTACAATCTGTTCATCGAGCGGTACTGTGAAATGCACGTTGCCAGTTTCTTCCAGAATCACGAAGATGGCGTTGACGACACGCTCGTTGTCTTTCACATCAAAGACGATTCGTGGGAAACTTACACGAGCCGACAAGTCACGTGACAAGTTCAAACGCCCAGAGTCTCGACGAACGTACTCAGCAGAGGCTTCGACAGTCTGTCTACTATACGAAACACTTTTGTCAGGCTCAGACTTTTCCAACTGAGCAACAGTCGCTCGTTCGCCTGGAGCAACTGTGTTGTTTGGAACGTCGCTCGTCGTCTGAGGGTTGTTGTAGACACCGTAGATGTAATCTTCGAAGCCTTCAGTTACATCTGGTTGTGAGTAAGTTACATCATTTTCCTCATTGTAGAGTCCAATGATGAACTCCTCTCCATCGTACGCATCTTCGAAGATTTGTTTTTCACCTAGGTCTGTTAGTTGGACTGTCATAGATTATTCGAGTAACAGCTTCACGTTTGTCACTTTGACAGACGACTCTGAGTCGAGTCTGAAGTTCTGTGGTAGATATGCTGAAAACAGCAAGTCATCTCCTTTTGCGACGAATACAGCATTTATCTCTCGGGTGTTTGACGATACATTGAACTCTACCTTCGGAACTTCGATTGATGCAGAGAGGTCTAAATCATCCTTGAACCCGAAGACCTGTTTTATGTCTGATTGTTTAATATCTACATCCTGTCGTGTGTATGAAAGAGACCTATCTGGCTCAGTTTTCGATACATCAGACAACGTTGAACCTTCTGTAACAGTAATCTTGTCATCCTTGATATCAGTCTCTACTGTCGGCTCAACGAACAAGCTGATGTTTACTGATTCAATAGTGTCTTCAGTACTCGCCTCAGAACCATCTTCGATTACAGTCGTATACTCTGGAATGTTCCCAGACTCGTTGTACAAACCAACGGTTAATGTTTCACCGGCATACGCTCGTCGAAGGAGTTCGAGTTCTCCTTGGTCGGATAGTGTGTTAGACATCTTTTGTAACGTATGTAAAAAATTCACCGACTAATCGCCGGGAGTCTACCCAACAGGCACACCCTCTTAGTCGAGGATGATGCCTGTGTTGTTGTTCACGAGATTGTCGATGGAGGACAGGTCACGCGACTGCTGCAGCGCAGACGTGAACTGAAGCTCTCCAGTCGACGAATTGACCACGAAGACTGCATCGACAGTCTCAGTGTTCGAGGAGACGTTGAACGTCACCTGTGGCGCAACAGCCTCACCGTTGTTGTTAGCGTTCAGACTCACGTTGAAGCCACTGACAGTCTGCCGAGAGTAGTCGTCGGCAGTTGCCGGCTCCGTCGTGATGTCTGAAAGCGTCGCACTATCACCGAGTGCGTCGGTGCTGTCGTTGTAGAGGCCAATCTCGTAGCCTGTCGTACCCATCGCGTCTTCGAGAATCTGTACTTCGCCGTTGTTCTTTAGTCCTGCAGCCATAGTTAATCACTTACGTTAGTTTCGTCGGTTTCGCTATCCGTCTCCGCATTTTCAGCCTCAGCGTCTTCCGGATTGTCAACGGTTGGCTGTAGTTCATCAGGTATCTCCTCGTACCGTTCGAGTCCAAGGACTCGTGTACGAATCTCGTCTCTGGTCATCACCGGTTGACCTCCGCTTACCTGAGATGCAGTCGCAATTCCTTGCATAAAGGACTGGAACTCGCCCACGTTGAACGAATCGTCCTTCATCGGATTCGAACCACGCTCTGGTTCCAGTCGCACAGAGACACTGGATGCAATGCCATCTTCATAGCCGAGGTCCCGTGCCTTTCGCTGCAGTGCCTGTTGGAAGGCGTCCTCCAACTGCCGGCGTGTTCGCTCGACCTGCCTCTGATAGTTGTCAGCCTGTGGACCAGTCACGTCACGATTAATCTCGTCACTGAAGCCGACAGCATACTTCGGCGTCGGCATTGCAGCGAGGATGTACTCGACATAGTGACTAATCGTTCGCTCAAGGTCAGCAGTCTCTCCAGACAACTTCTGGAACTGCACGTCGCCTGGAACGATATCCTTCTGTCCAGGCTTGAAGTTGCTCCGAGAGTGCTTGTTCTTGAGTTGACGCATCTTCTCTTCAGGCCACATTCCTGCAACACGACCTGCTTCGTTGATTTCTGCGTCAGGCTGACCAACTTTGATTACCCAGTGTGGATATGCCTTTGCTGCGATTGCCTCCTCGTTGTCACGCTTTATCTGTCGCAGTCCTTCGATTTCATGAGCGACACTCTCGATACGTGACGTTCCCCAGATGTCAGACGTGTCAGGGTCTTGCGTGACCTTCACCAAATCGTTCTGTGAGAGCGGGACCTCTTCCTTGTCATCGAATGGGCCAAGCAGCGCCGCCTCGTGGAACTGCACGTACGCTGCCGATTCATCACGTGCCGTGACTGGCACGTCTTCCATCGAGTCGTGTGGGTCGATGAGGACTGCCTTGTCATCGTACGTCAGTGCAGAGACAGTTGCTGGGTTGATGACACGGAATCCCCACATCGAGTCAGGGTTGTCGACCTGTCCTTCTCGTGGAACCAACTCCACGAGTCCAGTTCCACGAACCTCCTTCTGGATAACCGTCTGTCGGAGGACTTCGAGGAACCCGTGACCAGACTCACCAGCAACGATTGCACACTCGTCGAGAACGTTATCAAGGTCCTCTTCGAGTTCAGGGCTGTCTGCGTAAATCTTGTACCCCGGTTCAGTCACGTCGTTCGCAAACTGCTGAATCGGAGCACGTACGAGTGGCTCGTTCTTGTAAAACTTCCAATACTTCTCAAGCTCGTTATCACGAGGGTCACGTCGTTCAATTTCGCCAACGTCTGTCGAATAGATTCCGTTGTCGAAATTGGAGTCTTGTGTCTCTGGAGCGGGTGACCCTCGTGCGAGTTCTGCAATTCGTTCTCTAAATCCCATGATATATCACCTGTTTGGACTCACGCGAATTACGTTCTCTTCCTCTTCATCATCATCGAACGAATCTCCGATGAACGAGAAACCTGCATCAGACTTCGCTGTACAGAGGTTCTTCCCCCAAACTGCGAGGGAAGCCGCATCCAGCAAGTCAGGGGAACGCCCCAACTTGTGCGACTTCTTCAGTTCGTCCTTACTCGTTGCCTTGAACGAGTCACTGCCACGAGTATGCTTCTCCTCATACTCGATTTCGTGCGCCCCTGCACGAAGCTCGCGTGATAACTCCGTGTTGGGTCGAATCGAACCTTCCGCTTTGAGGAACTTCCCCAGTTCCCCAATCGCTTCCGTTCGTTTGTCGTAGTACTTGGCTTCCTGTTTCGCATTCTCACCTGCCTTGAATCGAGTCACGTTGTACTCGTTGTTCAACTCGTCGGCTATCCCCGACCCTTCACCAACTGCGTCGATGACAACAGGCACATCCGTGTCATGAATGTTGTCACGGATTAGTTCCTTGTTCACGTTGTGGGAACCGGGGTTCTCAACCGACGCGAGGATGTGAATCGTCTCATCGGTTACTCCAGCGATGACAGTCCTGTCACCACCACCCCGTGCGATGTCCACACCGAACCCGTTGAAGTTAGGTCGTGTCTGTTCGTCGAACCCGTAGTCGTCGTCCCAGCGTTGTGAAGCTTGCTTGACATGAGCGACACGGAATGGACGTATGGCGTTCGCGTTATCCGGTGGAATGACACCAAGTCGACGCCGATACCATCTCGGGTCGAGGTCGTCCCGTTCGTGCGACTGCTTCGCGTCCTCGTAGGAAGGCCACGCTTCATCGTTCCACGACTCCCAGTCGTCCTTCACTTTCTCAAGGTCGACCAGACCCGGAATCTTATCCTTGTCGGATTCTTCCGCGTCTACCTTGACGTTCCGGCTCTCGAACGACGAGAACTGGATGACCTCCCACGAATCATCTTCCATCAACGGGACGATGGAGTTGCTCTCATCCTTCGGTGGATTTCCGATAAGCACGATTCTGTCACGGTTGTCTGTAATGGATGACTTCGCCGAATCGATGACCTCAGCAGTCACTTCAGGCTTATCAGCCTCCTCCACAAGTGTGAGGATGTGCTTACTGTGTCGTCCCTCAAGCGCACCGGGGTTCTTCGTAGAGATGCACTTGAGATACTGGTCCTCACGGTTCTCGAACTTTATCTGCGGTGGGTTCTCGACAGTTCGTCCCGGTAAGAACGGATACTTCTCCTGCGTCTGTCGTAACATCTTGCTCATCGGTTTGAACATCGTGTCACGAAGCTGCGAGTACGACCCACTCGTTGCCAGAACCGTCGCTTCCAGATTGCAGTAGAGATACGCAAGTGAGAGGATTGAGACGGCGTGGGACTTACCCACACCATTCCCCGAGATGATTATCGTCTGCTTGTTGTTCTGTACGGCTCGCAGAATGCGCTTCTGTGTTTCTGCGAGTTCCTGTCCAAGCATATCCTCTGCGAACCGAACATACCTGTCATCACCATTGACGTACCGTTGCACGAACTGCTGTCTATCGACTTCAGCACGCTCGTTCCGTGCAACGGTATCTGTCATGATAGTTAGTCCTCGTTCTCGTCGTTATCTTCGGCTTCCTGCATCGCCTCGAACCAACCCTTCTCTGCCTTCTGCTTCGATGCTTCAGGCGTGTCGAGCAAGCCGAGAGCCTCCATCTCATCCCGGTTGTCACGGCGTAGTCGGGAGTACACGGAGTGGCGTTGCTCAACGTCGAAGTTGATGTAGTCGCCTTCGGTGAGCATGTACTCGTTCGCACGCTTCCGCTTGAGCGTGTCCAGAACGAGATTCCGAATCATCTCACGCTCTGCAGTATCGGGGGGTTCTCCGTGGACGTTCTCGTACTTCTCCACGAACTCCTCCGACATCGTTCCAACCATCTTTGCTTCATCGTCGTCAAGATTGTCGAGCAGATTCTCGTACGTCTGGAACAACCCGTGCGTCACTGCAGCGTCGTTCCCTTCTTCGAATCGCTCTCCTTTTCCTTTATCATAAGCCATGAATGAACCCCGAGGTGTTCTCTGTCTGGTCATACATTAGTGTCCTGTACCCTTTACTCTTCTGTTCATTTGATTAGTATAGCCACGGCTATCGGTGAAATCGTCTCTGGAAAGCCGATGTGAGGAAAGTGAATCGTTCAAGGGGTGTGGTTGGAGTAAACGCGTTGACTCCCATCGGCTGACTGAGGAAGTCGTGCCGTGGCCTTCGGCACACATTACTCTATGTACCCCTTTCCTATAACACTTCTGTTCGTATGTCTATACGCTACACGCACTCCATCCACAGGCAGCACATAAGAGACATCCGCTCTCTGGGATGAGTTGCGAAGCGTTGCACTCGGGGCATTCATCGATGTTCTGATTTACCATAGAAGGATTTGTACGTAGGTGCCCCGATGGTATTACTCTTCTGTTCGTATGTCTATCGACGCTCAGACGAGGAGCGAGTCTCCACCACGAAGCTTCGGCATTCCGCGAAATCCACCCTCTACCGTGTAGTTCATGTGGTTCGAGTCACGTCGCAGCGTCTCCCGAAGATTCCGTTCAGCGATTACGTCTTCCGAAGGCAGCCATCCGTAGAAGTCGACGACGTACTCGTCTGTATCCACGTAGGCTGCCATGTACGCGTCACAACGCTCGTCCTCATCCTTGTACTCTATGGCACCCTTCTCCACCTTAATCCACGGAGGACGCCGCTTGGCAGACTTGATGTCTATCGTGCGATGCGTTCCGTCGAGCGTCATTGCCGAATCGACACCACCATCTCCAGAGCCATGATATATCTCCTCATCCAGTTCTGCCTCGTCGTAGGCTGCTGCGAGTGCTGCTTCTGCAAGCAGTCCTCGGAAGTGGATGCCGAAATCACTCGACTCCTTGTCTCGACGCTCTGCCGTTCCTCCGTCAGACTTATTACGCTCTGATGCCAACGAACGAACGTGGCTGACGAGTTCATCACACAACTCGACACGAAGAACGCCCTCATCGAAGTACGTCGAGAGCGACTCGTCGTCGTCCCAATCGAAACCGTTATCCGATTGCGTCCCGTTAGATTTACTTGCGAAGTCGAACTTGCTATCTGTACTATCGGTGCTGCTCTGCGAACTGCCGCTGAAACTGAATGACATAGTCTGAAATCGTGTGAAACCGATTATCTATCTCCCTATTCGTCTATCGCAGAAACGAACGCTGCTGCACTCCAACCGATTGCGATGAAGGCGACGACTGCTGCAACAGTCGTCGCCCCAAAGAGTGCAAACGGTAACGCGAAGAGTGTTAT